GATTCATCAACTCACCATGCGTGGTGGTGCAAACTTTGCAGTATGTTCACCAACCGTCGCAACAATCCTTGAAACCATCCCAGGCTTCATGGCAAACACCGATGGTGACAAGATGGAATTTGCAGGTGGCATAACCAAGGTTGGTTCATTCCAAAACCGTTATACCATCTACAAGAACCCATACATGAAGGAAAACGTCCTATTATTGGGCTTCCGTGGAAGTAACTTCCTCGAAACTGGCGCAGTATATGCACCATATATCCCACTCATCATGACTCCGCTCGTGTATGACCCAAATAACTTCACACCACGCCGTGGTGTGATGACCCGTTATGCAAAGAAGGTAGTACGTCCAGAATTCTTCGGTAAAGTTCTTATCGCAAATTTGGATCAAATCTAATTTGATTAATTAACGGAGGGAATAAATTGGGTGGCCGAAAGGTCACCCTTTTTATTTGCCTTAAAATAAGAGTTAATGATTTAATAAAACTATTTATTGTAAGTCCCTAATTAGAGATTATTATGGAAACACAAGAACCAATTTTCTACGATGGTAGTCCTTCAAATCCATTTGGAATAACACCATTTGGATTTTACGATAGCGATTCTGACTTTCAAACTGATGCTCCAAGAGCAGCAGAATTCGTTGCCCGTAAATTAGGATGGCCTGTTGTAGAAGTGGAATTAATTGATAAACAAATTTATGCATGCTTTGAAGAAGCTATTACCACATACGGTAATCAAGTTAATCAATTCAATGCACGCGAACATATGATGACTTTACAAGGATTGTCAACAGCAACATCAGCAACACAGCGTAACATTGTTGGTTCTGTTATTCCGCAAGTTGTAAAGTTAGCAACAGATTACGGGGTAGAAGCACAATCAGGCGGTGATGTGACTGTTAAGCAGGGATATATTTCCGCTTCTATAGGTACTCAATCATATGACATTAAAACTTTATGGGCGGATGTTAGTGAAAGTGGTAAAAAATTAGAAATTCGCCGTATCTATCATTATATGCCACCTGCTATCGCTCGTTACTATGACCCGTTCGCTACGACAGGTCTTGGTTTAACCAACTTGATGGCGGAATTTGGATTTGACGGATACTCACCGCCAGTGACCTTCGTGATGATGCCTGCATATGAAGACTTGCTTCGTATTCAAGCAATCGAAATCAATGATATGATTCGTAAAAGTCAACATTCATTTGAAGTGTCAAATAATATTATTAGATTCTCACCAGTATTCAGAGAATCAAAAACAATATGGTTTGACTATATGGTAGTAGATGACAAGCAAGCAAACACATTCCAATCTGGGTCTAACATCGCAAGTGACCTTTCAAATGTCCCATATACCAATATTAATTATACTAAGACAAATGATATGTCACGACTATGGATATTCCGTTATACACTTGCATTAGCAAAAGAATTACTTGGTATTATTCGTTCTAAGTTTGAAAACATCCCATATCCAGATGGTACAATTCGTTTGGATGGTGAAATCCTGCGGCGTGAAGCAATTACTGAAAAAGAAGGATTAATTAAAGAACTTCGAGAAACACTTGAAGAAACTGGAATGCAAGCACAAATGAAGAAGCAAATGGAAAATTCAGAAAATATGCAAAAGATGTTTAAGAATGTTCCTACTCTCATTTACATAGGTTAATACATGGCACGCTTTGTTACAAAAAGAGATTTTGAATTCATCCAACACATCACTCGGGAATTGATTGATGAAACAATGGATGTTGCTGTTGTATTATATAAAATTGTTGTCGAATCTGCAAAGGTAAATATCTATGGAGAAAGTACTATAAAGCCACGGTACACTCCAGTAAAAGTGAATGCGATTGTCAAATACGATAAAAATACACCAGCTAGAGATGAAGGATTTGGTGTCAATCAAGACCAACAAACTGAGTTCAAATTTGCTCGTCGTATGTTACGAGATGTTAACACGTACCCAGAAATTGGTGATATTATAGGATATAACAATCACTTTTACGAAATTCATAATATCACAGAAACACAACTTATTGCAGGCAAACCAGGATTTAATACCGCAATCATTTGTATGGCACACTTAACTCGTCGTACAAGTATTGACATTGAAGAGGCACAAGTATGACCTTTGACCCAGAATATAAAGAACCAGTACTACAACAGGTAAATTTGCAGCAAGAAAAACCTGTTAGTGAACGTTCTAGTGATATTCCATTAAATAATACCCCACCAATCGCAGTAACATTATTTACAATCGATAATGCTATTCTTAGTTATATGAACAGTCGTATCAAACCAGTAGTGACACAAAATAACTTAGCAGTAAAGGTACCCGTTATTTATGGTAGTCCCGAACGTTGGAAATCAGCACAACGAGATGGAATCATGCGGGACTCTATTGGAAAGATACAACTTCCGATGGTGATGATTCGTCGTACCGGAATGAAAAAATCTATTATTAATTCGCCTGTTAACAAATATCTTGAACGGACATTTGAAACTGGTTGGAATAGACGTACCCCATATGACCAATTTGCGGTCAAGAACGGAATTACACCAAGCCGTGAATATCTGGTCACTACATTACCTGATTATTATGAAATCACGTATCGTTGTATGATTTGGACCGAATATATGGAACAAATGAATACTGTAGTAGAAAACATTTCTTTCGAAACAGACCAATATTGGGGCGACCAAAACAACTATAAATTCCGTACTTCTGTGAAGTCATTTGAACCTATGACAGAGTTACCTATATCAGAAGACCGTGTGGTACGTACGCAATTTGATATGACGGTATACGCATATCTATTACCAAAAACAGCACTCGATAGACAGAACAATAGAACGACAACTTCACAAAAAAGATATTCTATCAAAAAAACAGTTACTTTTACTGAAATAGAAAGTGGATAATTGATGTTTAGGTAAAAAAACAGATATTTATAATACGAGTTGTATTGTATTCTAACGAGGTTATTATGACACAAATTAATCAAGAAGACTTAGAAAAAATTAGTATTTTACGTAATAAACTTGCAACAGTAGTCTCTGATTCTGGACAATTAACTTTACAAGTTCAATTACTCCAAGCAGATATCGTAGAACTAAATGAAAAACTTAGTGAACAAACTAAGTTATTCAAAGAGTTACTTCAAGAAGAACAAGAATTAATCAAAGGGTTATCTGAAAAATATGGCGCTGGTCAAATCAACTTTGAAACTGGCGAATTTACAGCAGAGAAATAACAAAATTTAGTTTGGAGAATACCGTATGGCAGAACGTATCGTGTCACCAGGCGTTTTTACGCAAGAACGTGACCAAACATTCCTCGCACAAGGCGTTGCTGAAATAGGTGCGGCGTTTGTTGGTCCAACTACTAAAGGACCAGCATTCGTAGCTACCCAAGTTCAAGGACTAGAAGGATTCGTCACCTCATTCGGTGAACCAGATGGTACTTCTTATATGGGATACACTGTTAAGAACTACCTTCAAGAAGCTGGTAGTGCAACAATTGTTCGTGTTCTTGGTTTAGCTGGATATACAACAAATGTTGCAACTATCTTTGCTTCTGGTTCGGCCGGAAACAAAGTATTCGCAGTTCTTCACCCAACTGTATCGGGGAGTTCGCTTAGTAGTGTAGTGGTAGGTGGAACAACATCAAGTTTCAGTTTAGTAGTCAGTAGTTCCGCTACAATTCATTACTCAGCAAGTGTTGTAAGTCCAGTCGAAACGAATTCTTCATTCATCAACCAAGTATTTGGTACTAATGCACAAGCAAGGAGTTCAACCATTCCTGCATATGTGTATGCAGTGTTCCCAGACGCACTCAATCAAGTTGGTTCATTTGCAGGACAAGCAATTCACTTCTCAGCAAGTATCAACACACTAAATTTAGCAACTCAATATGATAACGCAACCACTCCTTTCATTCGTTCACAAACCATAGGTGGTACAAAATATAACTTGTTCAAAGTCCATACATTAACTGATGGTACTGGAGCAAACAAGCAAATTAAGATTTCTATTACTGGTATTTCACCAAGTACTAATCCAGATAGTCAATATGGTTCATTTACACTCAATGTTCGTGAATTTGCTGACAAAGATACAGCACCAGTTGTAATCGAACAATTTAGTAATTTGAACTTTGACCTAGACAGTCCAAGGTATATTGCACGTGTGATTGGTAATAGTGTACCAACATACGATTCTGATACTGGCATAACTTCATATGAAGGTGACTTTCCAAACCTTTCAAAGTATATCCGTGTAGAAATGAGTGAAGATGTAATCCCAGATACCGCAGTACCATACGGATTCGCAGCGTTGAATTCAGTATTTTCATCAACTGCCGGTCAAGTTACATTCCCATCATATGTAACCAGTCGTTGGGTAAGTGCAGGTGTTGCTGGATACACCGCAAATGCAACTGGTCCAAACACAAACTATTACGGATACAACTTTGATGGTACATATGTTTCCGGTAGTATTTTTACCGCAGAATCATATCTTGCACCAATCGTAGGTTCAAACACCGTTGGTGGAGAATTCAATATTGAAAATCTTCCAGCAACAGAAGTAGATGGAAGTCCAATTTCTCTTACCAATCAGAACCACACAACCTATCGTCGTTTCAGTGTTCCATTCCAAGGTGGATTTGATGGATTTAAGCCGAATCGTCAAATTGCATTAGGTGGCGATATTACCGCAACCAACACCCAAGGATTTGACCTTAACGGTGCGAGTGCGTCGGGGTCAGTTGAATACAAGAGAGCATTAAATCAATTAAGTAATGCAGATGCAATTGATTTCAACCTCCTAGTAATTCCTGGAGTTATTTACTCACAACACAGTTATATCGCACAATCAGCAATTGATATTTGCGAACAACGCGGTGATTGTTTTTATATCGTAGACCTTGACGTTTATGAGGCAACTATCACTTCAGTAACTTCATATGCAGAACTTCTTGATACTAACTACGCCGCAGCATATTATCCTTGGGTTCGTGTTCTTGATGATATTACCGGTAAGTTCATTTGGGCACCACCTTCAGTGGTTCTTCCAGAAGTGTATCAATACAGTGATAATGTTGGAGCAGAATGGTTTGCGCCAGCAGGATTGAACCGTGGTGGTATTCCAGGCGCAATTGGTGTCAAGACCAGATTAACACAAGCACAACGTGACGAATTATACGAATCAAAGGTCAATCCAATTGCACAATTCCCAGGACAAGGTATCTGTGTATGGGGGCAAAAAACACTCCAACGCCGTGCATCAGCACTTGACCGTGTAAATGTTCGTCGTCTTCTTATCACTGTTAAGAAATATATTGCAAGTTCAGCACGTTACTTGGTCTTTGAACAAAATACCGAAGCAACTCGTACACGTTTCTTGAACATTGTCAATCCATTTTTAGCTGGAATCCAACAACGCTCGGGGTTAACCGCATTCCGTGTGGTTATGGACGAAACCAATAATACACCAGATATTATTGACCGTAACATCTTGGCTGGAGCAATCTTCCTCCAACCAACCCGTACCGCAGAATTTATCAAGTTGGATTTCAACATTCTTCCAACGGGTGCAACCTTCGATACCATTTAATCAGTTTTTTCTGTAACCACTATTTATTTAAAGTACCAATCTATATCTGGAGAGCCATATGGCATTAGTCAGTCAACAAGAACTCTTTTTCACCGCATTCGAACCAAAGACTGCGAATCGCTATATTATGACCATCGACGGAATTCCTGCCTATCTTATTAAGAAGGCAGACCGTCCAAAGATTACCCAAGAAAAGAAGCGGTTAGACCACATCAATCTACAACGTTATATTAAGGGTAAAACCGTGTGGGACGAAATGACAATAGACCTCTACGACCCAATCGTTCCATCGGGTGCACAAGCAGTGATGGAATGGGTTCGTCTTCACCACGAATCAGTCACCGGTCGTGATGGATACGCAGAATTCTACAAGAAGGACATTATCATTAACGTTCTTGGCCCAGTGGGTGATAAGGTTGAAGAATGGATTTGTAAGGGATGTCAAATCACCAAAGTTGAATTCGGTGAAATGACTTGGGAAAAGGATGACCCAATGGCAATCTCACTAACCATCCAACCAGATTATTGTATCCTCAACTACTAATAGTGTAGTAAGTATCAAAAACCCCACCCAAAAAGTGGGGTTTTTTGTTATATACCAATACTTTGTGATACTTATATAAAGGTGTATTTTTTCGAGGAAAACTATGGCAGAAATTACTGAATTTAATATCGGTCAAGGGGAAACTTTTAAGATATTGACCAGCCTAGAAAATATAGATACAGACTCATACTTAGATATAACGGATTATACATTCACTGGTCAAGTTCGTGAAAACTTTAGTACCGATGAAGTTGCTGCGTCATTCACTATCACAAAATTAACCCCACAGACCTCAGGAAGTTTTTATGTAGAACTTACCCCAGCAGATACTAGCGCACTCACACAACGCAAGTATGTGTATGATGTGAAGATGACTAGTGGTTCCATCACTCGTCGTGTTCTTGAAGGATATTTTGTTGTTCGTCCAGCGGCTACGAGATAATAGATGAGCAATTTTATTGTCAATACCGATATTCCAAATCTTCGGGTTGTTATTAGAGAAGGTGACCAATATAATATAAACATTGTCCCAGGTAGAATTACTACACAAGTCACTGGGTCATTTACAAGTTATGCGGATATGGCGGGACTGGCTGCATCTGCCTCATATGTAAGTGGTGCAGGTATATTTGCTGAATTCGCAACATCAGCGAGTTATGCAGTAACTTCTTCGTACGCAGAAACAATTAATAGACAAATCAGCGGGTCAATAAGCGTTACTGGGTCTGCTACGGTAACTGAATTTGTAAAGTCCAAAGAATACAAATTAAATGCCGGAACCGTATCTATTACATTCACGGGGTCAGTTAATACAGGAATATTTGGCGCAACTGAGTATATTCAACCATTTATTTCGACCACAGAATACTCAGGTATGACCGTAGAATACCTCGCCCAACGACCAGGCGCATGCAGAATGGGTATTATTATGGCATCGTGGTTAGATACGGCAAGCATTACATTTACAGACATCTCCACTACCGATATTGGAGATACAAGCGATATAACATTCAGGTTTCTAAGTGGTTCAAACGAATTACGGTTACGGGTCAATAGTAATGGTTCCGGCAGTGGAGCTTGGACCGTACAAAGTCTATTTAAATTATTTCCAAATTTGAATTCTTAACAAAGTATTTAATATTTATATACCGATAACCCCGGTGGGAGAACCGTATGGCGAATGAATTTATTGCACGTAAAGGTCTGATAGTCCTTACAAATGGTGCAAAAATTACCGGCTCGTTTGAAACGACCGGTAGTAGTGTATTTAACGGACCTGTAACTACGAATAATACCACTGGTTCGTTTACGGGGTCGTTCAAGGGTGATGGTAGTAACCTAACGGGAATTACCGCAACCAACCTTGATATTGATAATTTTGGTAATGACCTAACGGGTATTACAGTAGCAGCCACAGACAAGATGATTCTATCTGATGCTGGTACCGAAGGTCGTATTAACGTTAGTCAACTCTCTGTTCCACTGGCAGGCACTGGATTAGAAGCAAATGCTGGTACAATCCGTATTGCAGCTGCAGCAGCCGGAGCTGGATTAGCTGGTGGTGCTGGTTCTGCGCTCGCAGTGGGAGCAGGTAGTGGTATTACAGTAAACGCCGACGATGTACAACTTGACACTAGTTCGGCACATTTTATAGGTGGAGCAAGGGCAACTGTTTCGTCAACAGATACCACAGGAGCAAGTGGTATCAATCTTCGTTACAACTCTGCAACAGGAGTCATTTCAGGTTCCCTTGTTAATAGTGCAGTAACAGTTACCGCAGGTAGTGGTTTAAGTGGTGGTGGTTCTGTTTCTCTTGGTAGTAGCACTACTGTAACTCTTGATACTAGTTCAACACACTTTACTGGTGGTGTTAAGACTAAATTAAATACAGAGGGAGTATTCAGTAGTTCCGTACAAACTGATGTTCGTCAAACTACTGGTATTGCAACAATTGCAACTACTGGGTCAAATACCTTCACGGGCGTTCAAACAATTAATGATACAACTAACAGTACCGCATTTAACAATGGTGCGTTAGTTGTCGTTGGTGGTGCAGGATTTGCTAAGGATGTAAAAATCTCTGGTAGTTTGGCTGTAACCGGATTGTTGACAGCAGTAAGTATGTCAACTCAATATGTGACTTCTTCACAATACAATATTGGTGTAAGTCGTGTTATTGTTAACGATGATGATAATGTAAGATTTGCAGGATTGTCGGTTGTAGACTCTGGGTCAACATACGGTACTGGTTCAATACTTTGGGATAGTTTAAATAATCACTGGATATTTGAAGTTGATGACCAAAACTATAATTCTACTATTGTTATTGGTGGTCCAAAACATAGTGGTTCACTTGGAAGTGAAGTTGGATTAACTTCAAATCGTGTCCCAGTAGCAACAGATACAAACCACATCGACAGTAGACTAGTATCCAGTTCTATCCGTGTAGATTTCCCATCACGACTCACTCACGTTGAAGCAGGACTGGTTGTAACTGGTTCCGTAACATCCTCAGTAGGATTCTCTGGTGATGGTAGTCAACTTACAGGTATCGTTACAGAACTTGCGCTTACTGGTTCAGATGGTGGTACAGGTACCGTATCGCTTAAGACACAAGCACTTACTGTTGATGGTACAAACGGTCTAACTGCAACAGTCAGTGGACAAACTATTACCATCAGTGGTAGTAATGCTACAACAACTACAAAGGGTGTTGCTCAATTCGATAGTACAAACTTCTCAGTCGCTGGTGGTACAGTAGCATCGAACAATATTACTATTAACGGAACTACAGTTAATCTTGGCGGTACACGAAATATCACCCTTCAACAAATTACTACACAAGGCGCAACCTCATCTGACCAAGTAATACTTAATGGCGGTGCGATTGTTCACGGGGTGCTATTTACCTCTGGTAGCAATACAGACGTTGATAGTGGCACTGAAGAAGTTGCCTCAATAGCCACTGGTAGTTTTGATGCAGCATATTTTGATTATGTGGTCAAGAAAGCAAGTAATTATAGAGCAGGCACTGTCACGGCGGTGTGGGAATCTGGCACTAGTAATGTTGAATTTACCGACGTTTCCACTAATGATATAGGTAACACATCAGATGTAATTCTTTCAGTTGATGTACTTTCAGGAAATGCACGTTTAAAAGCTACGGTATCTTCAGATAACTGGACTGTTAAGGCAGCCGTAAGAGCATTGTAATATAGAAGTTAGTAGTACATTAAAAACTTACCTTTGGATATGTGAAGAAGGGGAATTATGGCGAATGAATTTATAGCCAGAAAGGGACTAATTGTTCCTACTGGTAGTATATTAGTATCATCTGGGTCGGTTACTGCAACCAACTTTATCGGTACCGCTAGTCAAGCAGTCACCGCATCATTCGCCTTAAATGCAGCTGGGTCAGGATTCCCCTTTAGTGGTAGTGCAGTCATCACCGGGTCACTTAATGTAACCCAGGCGGTGACTGCTTCGTTTTTTAAAGGTGACGGTAGTGAACTAACTGGAATAGATGTAGGAACTGCAGTAGTAAGTGATATTTACAAATTTGTCGGCGATGGTACAACTCAACTGTATCTATTATCACAAAGTTATTTATTAGATAATATTAATGTTAGTGTAGATGGATTAACATTTAGCCCAGCTATAGATTACAATTATCAAACCGGATCTATTGCATTTGTAGAAGCACCTCCATCATCATCTAATATTTTAGTCACTGCGCTTCTAAACTCAAATACCAAATTATCTGGCTCATTTACTGGGTCATTTATTGGTGATGGTCGTGGATTAACAAATATCCCACTTGCGGTCAATATTGACACTTACCAATTCATAGGTGATGGTACAACCGTAGGATATACATTAAGTCATTCTTATCAAGAAAAATCAGTATTCATTAATGTAGATGGGTTGGGATATAACCAACCAAGTGATTATTCGATAACAGGAGATGTTGTAACATTTACTTCCGCACCTCCGTCGGAATCAGTAGTTTATATTAGAGCACTAGTAAATACAGGAAATGATGTCACAGGATCATTTAGTGGTTCTTTCTTTGGGATTATATCCACAGCAAGTTATGCTTTTACATCATCGTATATACATCCTAGTGGATTACCATCTGGCGTAGTCTCTGCTTCGTCACAAGTCAATACAGGCTCATTTACTGGGTCGTTTAACGGTACTACCACATTTACACAATTACCAAATATTAGTATTGTGGCTGATAATCATTTATTTATTGCAGACGGAACTACAATTAATTACACATTATCACAATCGTATTCTCCTGCAATATTGACTGTATCTACTGACGGCTTGGTAAATGCATTAATAGAAGATTATACGGTATCTACGAATCAACTTACATTCGTTTCCGCACCTCCATCTTCATCAAATATCTTGGTAAAAGGTATTAGAATAGCACTAATATAGAGGTAAAAAATGGTTTTATTAAAGGTTTCTTTATATTTATATCAGATAACTCATTTTCAGAGATTATAAATGGCGATAACTAGACTTACCGGTGTATTGATTAGAAGTGGAAGTATCCCAACGACGGCATTAAGTGGTGGGGTAGTTTCCAGTTCTGCACAGTTACCCACGGGAACCGTTAGTAGTTCAGCACAGATAAAACCATTACTTCCAGAAGGGACGGTTAGTAGTTCTACACAAGTCACTTCACTGTTACCAACGGGTACAATATCTAGTTCTACTCAAGTTAATACACTGCTGGATTTAGATAATGTAGTTAGTAGTTCCGCACAAGTACAACTCAGTGGTATTACGGGTACAACATTCGCCTCAAATAATTTTACATTCCCACAAAACTTAACAGTACAAGGAACACTTACCGCACAAGAAATTAACACGGAATATGTTTCTTCTTCAGTTATTTATGAAAGTGGTTCTACCAAGTTCGGTGACACATTTGATGATATACATCAACGAACTGGTTCATTAGAAATCACTGGTTCATTAATATTAAATAATACTTCATTTAACGCAGCAACTTCTGGAACATC